CTGTGGTACCCCAACTAAAGAAGGACGATCTGCGGGCGTTGCCGCTCAGATAGCCTTGACTTGTGAAAGTTGGGTCGAACAGGAAATAACCGTGTTTGCACGCGGAACCTCCCGTTGCGGTGTAGACGCGTTTGTGACGCACCATGTAACCATCCGCGCTGCCATAGAACCCGGGCGCGGGTGCCGGCCCGCAAGGGTCGTGCAACGTGCGCACCAGGGCCATGAGGCGGGGTGACGCGTTGGACTTGCCTGACTTTCGTTTCGACTTGTACTTCGCGATTCTGGGATTTGCAGTTTTGGAGTTTGCCTTCACCTTTGGTTTCTTGCTGTTGTTAACCATGGTGGTAGTGTTGATGAGACGAGGATCAATCTTGGTTTTGACGTCTTGCCCTCTAGCATCACGCACGCCCATGCGCTAGCCAGGCCCAGCCTTAGGCACCGTTGCACTAAGGCGCAACGACACGGTCAGCTGGGTCTACCGGTTTTTCTTGAGACGGTGCTCGGGGCCGGTGAGTGTTCCCCAGCGGTAGTGGGACTTGGGACCGTCGGCGACGAACGTCGTCAGTCGTTCGAGGTCGTCCACGGTTGTCGCCCGCTTGAGGGCGGTGATGTAATCCCGGAGCTCGATCAAGGTGATGTCGAGTTTCTCAGCGGTGGCGCTGAGGGCGTCCTGGAGGTACATGTTGTCGAAAGGGTAGGGTGAGCGCTTGAGGTACTCGTCGTCGGCGTTGACGCACACAAGCTCGTCGGTGTACTTGCAGCAGCGCTTGACGGCAGCAGCGTACTCGTGGACAACCGTGCCCGGGGCTTCCTTGAGGTAGCCCAGAACCCTGTTCTGGTGTGCTTGGCGAACTGACTTGCCCTGCGGAACGCAAGTGGGCAAGCGCGTCATGGCGCGAACCGGGTCGTGAATCGATGTCTCGGTGCGGTTGAGATCGACGTAGACCCGGCCACAGAAGCCGAGCGGTGCGGGGTCCTTGAGGGTGGAAACCGCGTTGACCTTGACGGTAAGGCCGAAAGAGCGCGAAGCCTGGGTGATGTTGGCCGTTGCCAACCCGTCGTCGCCTGACTTCGGGCCGATCAATTCGAACGCACGACCGGGGGGGTGGTCGTTCATCCGGTTCTGGCAGTAGTCGACGAACATGTTGACGATCGTGTTGTAGAACGTCGTGTCCGAGAGACCAGAGCAGTTCCGGCCGTTCATGTCGACCCAGATGCGCTTGCCGTCCTCTCCCTCGTAACCAAGTTTGATGGTCTTGAGTTTGTTGCCCAGTGAGGCGATGTCCTTGGTGCAGTCATCGTGGAACAGGGCAATGAGGAGAGGGATTTCGATGAGGCGGCGGAACTCGGCGTTCAGCGTCGCGTCCATCGTGGTGTAGTCCGTCTCGTGCATCGTCTTCAGCCGGCCCATCGCGGTCGTCAGCCTTCGCGTGACTTCCGATGGTTCACAACCAACGACGTACGAGTCGAACGTAGATGCGAGGTGTTTCGAGGCGACCTTGACGTAAGTCGCGAGCCAGATGTTGAACTTGACGTCACCTGGGCAGATGACGCGGCTCGGTTTCTGAGCGCTTGAGTTCTCGATCTTCTGCATCGCGTCAATCGTGTTCTTTGGGTCACCCGGGTAGTGGAACGCGCGCAGGTACTTCGCAACCTGGTTCGCGCGCTTGAGATCGTCGATGATCTCCTCCTCGGTGGCGGGGTGCAACGTTTCGCACTTGGCCTTGACTGCCGCGATGAACTCAGCGGCGTAAGCTTTCTGTTGCTTGGTGAACATATGCTTGTTTTCGGGTAAGACGATGAGTGTCTTCACCGCGACAGCGACCTCGCCCGTGGACTTGACGCATGCTGCGCCTTCAAGCCCGTTTGCCGGGATGGCGAGTTTGGCCTTGGGTGCGCCGTCTCTGCCAGCAAACGAGAACATGAAGTTGGGGCTGTCGTCGGCGACGTTGCCTCCCTTCGCTTGGACCAGTTTGCTGGTGGATGCGATCGTCAGCTCATCATACGGTTCGCCTGCTTCACGGCAAGAACGTCTGACCCCACCGAGAGTGGTTTCAGAGCTCAAGACCGCGGCGGCCATAACGCTGTTGGAGATGGAGACTGCTTCTTGCGGGCACATCATCGGCGCCATCTGTCTGCGCCCACCAACGCTCGACGTGAGCAAGCCGTTAACCTCCTGGACAGTCATTTTCTGGAGTGTCAAGAGTTCGGCTGGTAGGCGGCAAACGCTGTTGCCGAATTTGTAGAGC